GAACAGCCTAGTAGTTGAACGAAGGAGATTACGAGATGCCCGGACATAACGGCAAAGCCAAAATGGCTAAAAAGAAAATGATGCGTGGTGGTGGTATGCCCATGAAAAAGAAAATGATGGGTGGCGGCATGGCGAAAATGGCTAAGAAGAAAAAAATGAAAGGTGGCGGCATGGCAAAAATGGCTAAGAAAAAGATGATGCGTGGTGGCATGTCTAAGAAGAAAAAATAATTGCTAAAAATAAATGTCAACGCCTCTGAACTTCATGGTTATGGGGTTTTTGCCTCTGATTTTATAGAAGAGGGCGAAGTAATCGAGTATTGCCCTTTCATCACTGTAGAAGATGATGATGTAGATGATTCTGCTTTTTTGCAAGATTATCTTTTTGGATCACCGTTTACAGACGATGATAGGGTGATAGCACCTCTAGGTTACGCCATGCTGTACAATCACTCCTATGACCCGAATGCAGAGTGGTACGCTGATAGTGAAAACAATGACTTAATAGTTTTTGTAGCTTTACGGGACATCGAATCAGGAGAGGAGATAGTTCATAGTTATGGTGACGGATACTGGTCGAGCAGAGAGGATTAAAGCATGAAAGGGGGCAAAGCGAAAGGTGGCCCAATGAATGCCGTAAACATGGCAAAGGGAGGTACAAAAAGTCGTGTCAATGAAGCTGGCAATTATACCAAACCCGGCCTACGGAAACGGATATTTAACCGCATCAAAGCTGGCGGAAAAGGTGGAGCACCCGGTCAATGGAGTGCAAGGAAAGCCCAAATGCTCGCCGCCTCCTATAAGAAAGCAGGAGGAGGTTACAAAAGCTGATGGCACTCAAGAAGTCACAAAAAAGCTTAAAGGATTGGACAAAGCAGAAGTGGCGTACGAAATCAGGAAAGCCTTCGACGCAAGGGCCAAAGGCCACTGGGGAGCGTTATCTGCCATCAGCGGCTATCCGTGCGCTCTCATCCAAAGAATATGCCGCAACTACGAAAGCCAAACGGAAAGCAAAAGCGTCGGGCAAACAATTTGCGAAACAGCCTAAAAAGATAGCTAAGAAGACATCAAGGTATCGTTAAATGGCAGTCAACAAAAGAAGCACATCAAAAATAAAAAAAGTAATGAAAAGTTTGAAGAAAGCATCGAAAGCACATGCTGGTCAGGCACGCACTTTATCTGGAGTTTTAAGTGGCATCAAAAAAAGATCCAGCAAAAGGAACAGGTAAAAAACCAAAAGGTAGTGGGCGAAGATTATATACGGATGAAAATCCTAAAGACACTGTGTCCATTGCTTTTGCCACAGTAGCGGATGCCAAAAAAACTATCGCTAAAGTAAAAAGAATCAAAAAGCCGTACGCTAGAAAAATACAGATATTAACTGTATTGGAGCAACGGGCTAAAGTTGCTGGCAAACATGAACAGGCTAGATTAGCTAAAAAAGCAAAAGAGCAATTGAAAAGGCAACGAGATGCCAAAGCCTAAGTTATCTACATTACGTGCTAAAATTAAAGCTGGTAAAAAATTAGGATTTACAGAACGGGCATCTGCTAAAGCTAGGGGTTTAATAGCAAGAGCAGATGGCACAAAACGGAAAAGCAAGAAGAATAGATAATGCGCAAGTTAACAGAGAAACAACAAAAGTTTTTAGATGTGCTCTTTGTTGAGGCGGGGGGCAGTATTGTAGAGGCTAAACGTCTTGCAGGATATTCTGACAATCAACACACAGCCCAGATTGTCGAAGCGTTGAAAGATGAAATTATAGAAAAAACAAATACGTATCTTGCACAGTCTGCACCTCGTGCGGCAATGGCTGTGGTTGGTGCGTTGTCTGATCCTACAGAGCTTGGCATCAAAGAAAAATTACAAGCCGCTAGAGAAGTGATGGATCGAGTTGGAATTGTTAAAACAGAAAAGTTAAAAGTAGATGCCACAGGGGGAGTGATGATTTTACCTCCGAAGCGCACAGAAGACGATGATTAGATCTGCGGGTAAATGGATACTGCCACAACCGGAAGACATTATTAGGGACGAAGATTTTTTACCGATCCCTAAAATAGCTAGAACAGTACCTTTCGGTTATGCAGAAGATCCAGAAGATAAAGATATGCTTTTACCTATTCCTCGTGAACTACGGGCTTTAGAAAAGGCGAAAGAGCACCTAAAACAATATAGTTATCGAGAAGTAGCGCAGTGGTTAACCAAACAAACAAATCGTTCGATTTCTCACATGGGTTTGAAAAAGAGAATAGATAGTGAGCAATTCCATAAAAGACGAGCTACAACTCTCCGTGAATGGGCCAGAAGGTACGAAAAGGCGATCACCAAAGCGGAAGAGATCGAAAGGTCAAGGCTCGGTGCGAGAAAGTCGAGGATCGAAGAAGAGGATACAGAAACAGCCCAACATTGAGGTTAAACAAAATCCTCAAGAAGCTGATGAATTTGAGCCAATCCGTCCCGAAGAAGAACTCAATGTTATTTTTAAGCCGAATGAGGGGCCGCAGACTGAGTTTTTAGCGGCAGGAGAACGAGAGGTTTTATATGGTGGTGCGGCAGGTGGAGGTAAATCCTATGCTATGTTGGCAGATCCATTGCGCTTCATGGGTCATCCTTCATTTAGTGGGTTACTCTTACGACACACCAATGAAGAATTACGAGAGTTAGTGTGGAAATCACAAGAAATGTATCCAAAAATCTGGCCCGGAATCAAATGGTCAGAGAGAAAGATGCAGTGGGTTGCCCCCTCAGGCGCAAGACTTTGGTTCTCGTATCTAGATCGGGACGAAGACGTTTTACGATATCAAGGCCAAGCGTTTAGTTGGATTGGTTTCGACGAGTTGACTCAGTGGAATACACCGTTTGCTTGGGATTATATGCGATCCCGACTTCGTAGCACAGCAGGAGACTTGCCTACGTATATGCGTGCAACTACAAACCCCGGTGGCCCCGGTCATGCATGGGTTAAAAAAATGTTTATTGATCCTGCTCCGCCGGGACAGTCTTTTTTAGCTACCAATATAGAAACTGGGCAAGCACTACTATATCCCAAGGGGCATAAAAAAGAAGGAGAGCCATTATTTAAAAGGCGTTTTATCCCTGCGGTATTGACAGACAATCCCCACTTGTACGAACAGGGTGATTATGAGGCGATGCTCCTTTCGTTACCAGAGCATCAACGTAAACAATTATTAGAAGGTAATTGGGATGTTGCAGAGGGTGCGGCTTTTCCTGAGTTCGACAGAGCCATACATACTATTGAGCCTTTTGATATACCTAATAATTGGGTTAAGTTTCGCTCGTGCGATTATGGTTACGGTTCTTATTCTGCTGTCGTTTGGTTTGCTTGTACTCCTAGTGAACAGCTTATTATCTATCGTGAATTATATGTCAGTAAAGTGTTGGCAACTGATCTCGCAGATATGGTTTTGGATTTGGAATCCGAGGATGGCACTATTCGATACGGAGTTTTAGATAGTTCGTGCTGGCACAGAAGGGGTGATATCGGGCCTTCACTGGCAGAGCAAATGATTCAACGGGGGTGTCGATGGAAGCCTTCGGATAGATCTGCGGGTTCTCGTGTTGCAGGTAAAAATGAAATGCATCGTAGGTTACAGATAGATGAATTTACCGAAGAGCCTCGCTTACAGATCTTCAATAATTGCACACATATTATCGCTCAGTTACCTGTGCTCCCCTTAGACAAACGGAACCCAGAAGATATCAACACAAAATCGGAAGATCACCTTTACGATGCAATAAGATATGGCATCATGTCCCGCCCCAGATTTTCGATATGGGATTATGACCCTGCTAAAAGTAGGCCATCTACTTTTGCTCCCGCAGACTCTACATTTGGATATTAAAATATGGAAGAAGATATCTTTGACGCAAACAATAAAGTTTCACTAGACGACATTCCAGAAAAAACAACAGAAGAATCTGAGGTATCAAATCTAGTTAACTTTGTGATGGATAGATATCGCAAAGCAGAAGATACTCGTCGCCAAGATGAAGATAGGTGGCTACAAGCGTACCGTAACTATAGAGGTTTGTACGGCCCGGATGTGCAGTTTACCGAGGCAGAAAAATCTCGTGTGTTTATTAAAGTAACTAAAACTAAAACTCTAGCGGCGTATGGTCAGATTATTGATGTGTTGTTTGCTAATAACACTTTTCCATTAACAGTAGAGCCAACTAAACTACCCGAAGGCGTGGAAGAAACAGTTCACTTTGATCCGCAAAAAAATGAACTTGATCAGCGCATGGGTGAACCTGTCT